CAGTAGTTGATATAGATTGTGTTGATATTGATAGAACTCTTGGCGTAGTAAAATCTATATATTCTACAACCCCATCATCAATCTCACCTGGCTTTGACCATACCATTGTGAACTTTGAACCACTAACATATCCATTGACTTCTGAACTGTCAGCAATCCAAAATTCAAAAAATCCCTCACTATCAGATGTAACCTGTGGTAGTGTATTTGTTGCTGATCCACCAGTCTCTTGTAAATAGACATACATTGGCGTTGTTGTTCCAGCTGCATATAAACTTATTTCAGCACCTTCTACCGGCTGTCCTTCTTCATTTGTTATATAATACCAAAAATGTTGCCTTGCCATTTTCAAACTCCTATAAATTGTTTAATTTTTTCAAAATCCTTGTTCTTTCTCCATTCAACATCATCAACAATTAACAAATCTATATTGTTATTGTCACAAAACATCTTTTTAATTTCATCACGTCTTACCGTTTCTGGAAATGAATGCCAGTATCTGCCATTATATTCAATACCCTTTCTTATTTCTGGAATCCATATATCAATTTCTAACATTCTACCAGTATATGGATTATAAATTTGTGTTTTATCATTTTCCAATATCACACCATTATATATACTTCTAATATATGCCAATATCTCCTTTTCCTGTGATGAAACACCAAATGATGACATACATATAGGACATCTATGACCATTTCTAAAAATCTTCAATGTTGTGTAATATCGATGTCCTTTATCACATTCTACTAACATTTTTTTCTTATTTGAAATATATCTATCTAAAACAACATATCCTTCCAATCTGAAAAATTCTTCAACTTCTTCTTGTGAATATCTATAATTTCCTTTACAAATTGGGCAACCGGTTTTTCTATTTACAATACTGTTATAGCTTTTATATATTTTATGTCCATTAGGGCATATAACAAATACTGGTTTATTAGTATTAACATATTCTCCTATAATTGTATATCCAAATTCCGCAAATTTTTTCCTAACTTCTTCTATATCGATTCTTTGTAATAGTGATCTTTTTTCAATAGAACATACCTTACATCTTTTATTATGTTTGAAATTATGCCACAATACAGAAGTAACATGCCCTTTAGGACACTTTATTGTAATTTTACTGTGCCCACCTTTGAATTCCGACAATAATGTAAATCCGCATTCTTCAACATATTTCTTTATTTCCGATTGATCACGAATAATATGACCATTACATCTTGGGCACCTTTGACCGCTTCTAAAATTATTCCATTCCACACTATATAAATGACCCTTGCTACACAATATTCTTATTTTTGAATGACAGTTTTTGTAATTACTTGCATCAATTAACGTATATCCATTTGACTTTACAAACGCTTTTATATCTTCTATAGCTTTCATTGATTATATTCTAAAGTCTTTTCAATTCTATACCAAATATAGAGATCAACATTAGCTGGTTTATATATAGGTGATGAATAGCTATAAAAACAAATTTCATCATTTATATCAAAAATACCAATCTCAGTAATAGTCATTTCTACTGGATCATCAATAATCGCTTTTACATAATAATAGTTAGCATCTGCAGCTCTTGAAATACTATATGTTCCGATAACCGATTCAAGAGAATTGAACTTGTCTGGTTTCCACCCAATTCCTTTTGTTCCATCGCCAACCTGCAAATATTCTAACCTACTATAAATATCACCCATCAGATAGCCACGTCTTCCTATTGCTCTAACTACAGCTTTTCCAGTAATTGCCGTAGAGAATGTTATAGTGCAATAGTTTCTTGATGTTAATTTTATATCAGCTGGATATATTACATTATTATCATCGTCATAACAGGTGACTAGAACTGCTTGTGCATCGAACATATGATAAACAGTCCATGTTGAAGCTGGTGTGCTCTGTATATGTTCGTAAGAATAACCAGCATCAGACGGAATTTGTTCTGGTTCTAATAGAATCCCATATCCACTTTGACTATGAGCAAATGTTACATTATACTCATTAACATCAGGCATTGTAATCATCTTTGGAATCAATTTACCATAATTCTCATCATCAATTTGAACTAATGGAAATTGCTGTCCAATGGTATGAACCAGATTCCATGATGCTGATGCTGGAATCAGTGATGTATAACTGTCAGCAATACATGAATATGCGTAACCAGCTTGTGGACTATTGAAGATTATCTCAACATAATTTTGATCAATGTTTGTCATACTCTTTGGTTCAATAATGTTGCCATCCAAATCATAACATTGCACCATAACATTCATAGAATTTAATCGGTGCTGCACAATCCACCTTCTATTTCTATGTTCTCTCCAATAGACAGCACAATCTTCATTTGGATTATCAATTACAGGTACACACTTTGTATTCAAATTAGCTTTATAATCATTTGAATACATTGGAATATAAAATCTACTAAAATTTGTCTTTGGTGATATTACCACCGAATAATGTGCAAATTTACATACAGGTCTTACTCTCTCCCATTCAGTGATGAGAGTATTCATTACATCTTCATCAATTATGTCATATTTTGACATTGGTTCTGTAGAAACATCAATTTCAACTCTATAATGAGGACTCATTCTAAGGTCAGTAGGACCAAATGGATCTTCAGGATATATTCTGCTTGAAGTTAATCTTGATACAATAGCATATCCAGTAACTTCATCATCAAATGTCAATATCAACATGTCATTAGCAATTTTAACATTGCTTGGCTGAATCATATTATATGACGCATCATATACTTGAAAGATTACATAAACACCATAAGAGTGATTGATTATCCATGTTTTAGAAGCTGAAGCCTGTATATGAATAAATGATTCCTTTTCTATGTTAATTCTACCTTCATAAGATGTAGAATCCCAATCAACAGTAATTTGATTGGTGCCATTAAGAATTATTTCTTTAGGCATCATCACGTTTCTATTGTAGTCCATTACTTGAGCTATTACTTCACGAACATTTTGATTGTGTACTACAGTCCATTTAACACCTTCTGGGCCATATACCTGTTCGTCAGCTTCAACTATATGCACAACACCACTGGCATACTCATCGAATGTTATCATAATGTTATTTCCATCTATAACATATATTTCATTAGGAATTATACCATTGTAGTCGAGATCATAACATTGAACAATAACGTTCCAGGTGCCCAATGAATGGTTTACATACCATTGTTTGGAAGGAGTATTGAAAGCAATCGCCTCACCACCTGTTGTTGTCATACTAGCACCATAGTATGCTGAACCAGCTCCCATTGTAGGTGGTGAATGTAAATATAGTGGATTTGATGTATATAGATAATCTTCAAAATATCCTTTGGGAACATCCGGTATATTCCAAGGATGCCATCTTTCATATACATTCATTAGATTATTACTATATCCAGCTATTGCTTTCCATATAATATACAGAGCTGAATATGTTCCCTTACGTTTCATCAAATCTACCAGAGCAGCAGCATACTGTCTCTGAATATCCTCTGATGATAGTAATGGTTGACCCATACTGAACATCTGATAAATATAATGTAAAAAATCAGTATGAATTTCATAAGGATCTTGTAAATTCCAAACGTCATTTATCAGATGATATATTTGTTGATAAAATTTATCAAAAGCAACATTCATAAATGCTGTTAGAAATTCTGTTCTATTGTGATATGGAAGAGCTTCAACAGCATAATCTTTCATTCCACGATAGAAGATGTTAACTGTCGATGATCCCTCAACATTTATATTACCGAAAAATAGATACGATTTATTGTTGTTAACATAATAATCAAGTGGTTGTTGATTTGAAAGTGTCAGAACAGCAACACCTGTCTTTGGTTCTTTGAATACTATGTCTATAGTGTTTTCATCAATAGATTTTACATATTCGTAATTTATAGTCTCACCATCAAGACCAGTGCATTCTACTGTAAAATAGTCTTCATTTCTGTAATTTCTCCAAGTATTAAATCTATGTTTAACTCGCCATGTATCTGATTCTCTATATTGAATATATCTCCTTGTCCATGTCTTAGTATTAAAAGCCTCAACAAATGAATGAAGTGGGCTTGGTCTTGATTTAACAAAATATACTTCATCATATCCATCGCTTACATAGTCACTAATTTGATCAATAGTCAGTTTGGAAGGTCTATAACAATTCGTTTGTAAGCGAAATTTGAACATGTTTTCATCTGGCGTGTCAGCCACAGGAACCAATTTCAGATTCAAATAATCCAATGGGGTTTTCAAATAAACATCCATACCATATCCACGTGCAACAATTTTATTACCCATTGTGTGTATTTTTGCTTTTGATGGATAGTCATATCCATAATATGGTAATGTTTTCACCAAAGTTTTTATTACGAAATATGGTGAATCTGAAAACTTTGGCATTTATTCTTCCTCCAAGAAGTTACAATAATCAATAGCTAAAACTGGAAATTGATTATGTCCCAGTTTAATGTTTCTTAACCTGTTATCTCCAGAATAAACAGAAGAACTAACAGTATATTGTGGGTAATTGGTATCATTAGGTTCATATGGTGGATCATAATTCAATACATTTATATCACGAATAACTAATAATTGTATGCCCTTTACTTGCTCGAAATCATCATCTGGGCTTACATTAGTTGGATCAATTAGATATTCCATTATATCAGTAAATGAAATTGTCTCATTAAAAGACCTGTTAGAAGCCTCAAAATAATATACTAATTTATTCCTAACATCTTCTATAACATTATTGATGTTATATGTTCTCTTGACTTTAATTCCAATATCAAAAGAGAAATATACCAGATCAGGTAATACAAATTCTTCATAAGCACACAACATTTTTCTTGGTTCAAGATATTGCGATATTTCTGTAGTCCATATTGTTGAATATTCATAGGGAATCTCAATTCCAGCAGATGTTTCTGTTGTTGTTATTGTTCCACTTCCCCACTCATCAGGAATCAATGATATATAAACTTTATTATATAACTCAACACTCCCAGATGGGGCTACATCTTGTTCTCCCCAGACATTGGCAGCAACAACATCAGCTCTACTTTCAAGGTGTGATATATAGTCTAGTTTAGTAACATTTCTATATTGACTATGCATCATACCTATAGACGCGTCTTTAATCTCTTGAATAGTGTCTGGATATGAACCGCCAGTTGAAGCATAATTGTTAGTTATTGATATAAATTCATTAGAAACATATTCTCCTGTTGATAGATTCCATAAAAATTCTGTTTCTGGCAGTGTGATTTTATTAGCACCAACATTACCATCTGGCCCAAGACTTTCCAATAGTCTTATAGTTATGATATCGTCCATTGATGGCACATTTCTCAAGCTAGAAAATTCAATAACATACTTCTGATACTTATTATATTTTAACATGTAAGCATTATCAATAGTGGATAATCCAGAGATTTCATCATAAAAGTCTGATACTCTTGTCCAAGTGGTATCATTGACAATTACCTCTACTGATGGATAATCATCATCTAAATCATCATCGTGATCAAAATTTAGATTAGGAAGATAAATTTTATTATCAACAATATCTTCACCAGTATACGTATAAACATTTATTTTACCCTGTCTAACGGGAACTTCAATAGTATATGGAAATGATGCACTCGAAGGAATTGTTTCGATAACATCGTATGTCGTAGCAAATTTTATTGTTTCGCCTTCATCATCTTTTTCATCAGGACATTCAATCACCTTCCAAGCTGGTATCTTAACTCTATGTCCAGCAATAATACTTTCATTGGTATTGTCAGCAGATATACTTACAGTTAATGTAGTTGAACTACTACGATATCCTCTTGGATAATAGCCACGTAATGATGCCAACATATGCGTTGGTTCATATGCGTCGGATGTATCAATATAACAATTCTTGGCAATTCTGTTTAGATAATATGTTGTAAGAGCACCAAGATAACAAATTAACTCCATAATAATAGTTATGTTCGCACCTTCAAGGTTGTAGTCTCTAAATGTTTCATCAGCAGCCAGAAGGCGTTTTAACCTTTCCTTCATGGTTGAGAAATCCATCTCAAGATATTGTGGAACTAATGTATTTGTTGCCATCTTAATCTCCTATGACTGTTGTAATATAAAACTTATACTGCTAACACCCATTTCTTCTAACCCCTTTAAGTGATATGTAAGTTTTATATTATATTGATAATTGTCTTCATCTGCTTTTATATCTATTGAGTCTATAACAATTCTATCTTCCCAAGCAAGAATTTCATCATATATGGCAGAACCGATTTTTTGTCCTGTTAGTCTGTCAATAGGTTCAAATAAGAAAAAATCAAGACTTGCCCCAAATTCAGGCAACATCCTTCTCGTTCCTTTAGATGTTTGAAGAATATTACGAATACTGTTTGTCACAGCATTTAAATCGGTATCCTTTATTAGATCACCGTCACGGCCTCTATCAAAATCTATATCAACATCAGCATATATGTAATCAACTGCCATATTTTATACTCTCCTATCCAGCAAAAACATTAGAACTTCCAGTAGTTATAGTAGCACCACAAGACAATATATCACCAATACAAACTATACCCTTTCCATTAGCAGAAACTTTAGATGATCCTGTTAGTATTTTATTATCAGAATGTAATTCTTCTTCAAACATATGATTACTCCAAGTATCATCAACTCTAATAACAGGACTACCATTAACAAATACATTAGTGCTACTGCCAGTTGCAGCACCACCATGGCTACATTCACTATTCGTATTAGCAACTCCAGCCATATCAATTCAAATCTATTCTAGCACCTGTTATTGTTACATTTCCAGTTGCGGCTATTGTTATATCACCACCAACTGTTATACTCAAATTACCTTGTATTTCCGTTGTTTCGTTACTCACTACTGATATATTTATGTTGCCACTACTATCTATCAATATAGATGTTCCTGTCTTATGATAACAGTTAAGTCTTTCATTTCCAGGCGTATTATCAACTTCAATATAATGTCCAGCATGTGTTGATAAAACAATGTTATGAGGATATTCGCCTTCTCCCTCATTCCAATCAGCCTGATTTACCTTGTCAGGATATTTTCCATCTGGATCATTAAATCCTATTGATGTATTTGGACTTGATTTTGGAAAAGCGGGTGCTGCACCAAAATATCTTGGCTGAAGGATATTTCCCCCTTCAAAAAATACAAATACATGGCTCCCTTGTAATGGAACACCAAAAAACCCATATTTAGAAATAGCACCTTCAATAACATTCAGAACAGGTTGTGCCCAAGGTAGTGTTTCTGTTGGTAGATCAATTAAGTTATCACTATGTATTCCAAAGATTCTGATTTTACATCTACCAGCTTTTAATGGATCTTTGTTATCCTCTACAACACCACGATAAATACCATTATATTTTTCTTGCGGTTGTTTTATATCTTCAATACTATGTTTCATTGTCCGACACTCAATCCCTTTTGATCAGCCATTCTTTTCTTGCCTGGCTCAGTTTTCATGTATCCTTTATATTTTGATGCTTTGTAAGCCGTTGTTATCAATGTCATTTTCTGTTGGTATTTAACTGGTGCATCTGGTTTGAAATAGTGTGTTATGGATTTCACCATCCACAATCCATTTAATTCTCTATTCAAAATTTCATCTGGATCTGAGCTTTCCCAAAGCACATCAACTAAAATTCCTGGATATCTTCTTTCATTACCACGAACTGTTATTATCAACTGTAATTGTAGAATATATCTCCTTATGAACTCATGTATTGCAATATTACGTATTATTTTTTCATCATCATCGCCAGTATAATCATATTTTACACTATCATCACTAATGTCTGGAAATAATGTCGCACCACCGAGTAATGTAAAATTTTTTATTATGCTATTATAATCATAAGTATGATCTATTACTGTTTTTGACATGAAGTCAAATCCCATCTTATGACCACCTTTCAAACTTACAAGAGCCTGTTTATCTGGTTTTGTCAATTCCCAAGATAGTATCTTACAATCATCTGTTTCATCACCGGAGACAAATTTATATATCTTCTTCATGCCATACTTATCTTTTTCTGTTTTCGCTTCTCTGAATAATTTCTCAAGAGTAACAAAACATAAACCTTTAGCTGTGTTATAGAATACATATCCAGGTAATTTTGAATCGCTACCAGAACATCTCTTCATAAGCCATCTTATAGCTTCCATTGGTGTTTGATTCTGCATGGAAAACGCAGATATATTACCATCACGAGTCTCATCAATTTTTTCGATAGATTCTTCAAAAATAAAGAATTTATCAACATATAACATGTTTTGAGCAATATTTTTTATTATGTCAGATATTTTTGTTCCTTGTTTCCAACCTCTACTATATTTTTGTGTTGTTAGCGGAAAGAACATTGTATCAACTAAAAACATTTCGACAGCTGTATCCATAGATTTTCCCAACTGCGACAAAGGTGCTGTTGCAAAATTGAAAACGTGGAAAAATACCATCTTATCAAAATCTTCACCAAATTTTACCGTCACCAATTCATTTCCTGTTATTGGTACACCTTCAACAGCTCCTACTCTATCAATAAAATGCAAATATCCAATTAAACATGGACTATATAAATCTTCAATGAAATAGAACTCTGTTATATCTGTTGTATCTATTACCCAGTTATTGATAGATATTTCTAATATCTCAGTATTATTTTCTTCACTAAGCATGCTCTTCAGCTCTCATTAAGATTTCTTGAATTACAGTTGAAATTAAATCTTTTTTAAGAATCTTTATATTTTTGCCGGGATAAATCTCTTCAAACGGATTTATTATATCATTCAGTAAACAATTAACCCACCATAAATCAACATTGTCATAAAATCTATATGACATATTCTCCCACCATTCTTCTTCTGAAGCTTCCCATGTATCAAAATATTGAACATCATTTTTAACAGCATCACGCATAGTATATGTCCTAAAAATGTTCAATATATATGTCAAACCATCTTCATCTAATTGAATTGGGAATAGATTTATTAAAGAAGCCAATGATGGTGTCATCCCAGTTATGTCTTCAAATGTCTTGTCAGTTATGTCTCTTACAGGCATCTATATTAACCTCCTATGATGTTACATTGATTACAGCCTCTTTTTCTGGAAAATAGGTTCTATCCCATGTTGGATCTAACTGCTCAAACGACACTTGTAATTCAGCAGAACTTGGAAAACCACCAATATAAGGGCCTCTATAAGTAGCTTGAAGACTTCTTAAAACCATACAATTAACATGTATAAAATTAACTTTATCCGAACCACGATTAAAAACGGTGCTTATTTCAAAAACATATGGTGGTATTGTCTCAGCAATTGCAGATTTACCCTTCGTAACTGAACTATCTGGTATTCCAGGCGATGATAAAAATTGTAATACTCTTATTGGATATACTACATCATTATATGCAGCTGTTTCATCGTTACCAATAGTAAATAATGGAAAAACAAAATCCAATGTGCGTCTTGACGAGTTTCTATATACTAATGGTGAATCAACTCTATTTGTTGATACTTTAGCATTCATGCCCATTCTTGCAAAGGATTCAATAGCTCTTCTGGGATCTTTAAGTGATTTTTCTATTGCACTTGCAGCAGCATTCATTGAATTTTGTAATCCACTACCACTTGAAAATGCCTTTTTGACTTGATTTACAATTTTTTGACCGCCTGGCGAACTTGAAATACCACGTAATTCACTTTCAATTTTATTCCATACTGAAGCTTTTTCAGCAATTCTTGACGATAAACTATCATAAGGTTCCCATATATGATTTAGAGGTTCTATAAATTCATTTGGAGCCAGAAAATAAAAGGTGTATTTCGTCCAATTATTATCTTGAGTTACACTACTTTTATAGCGTACTCTTGAATTAGCATCTAAATCTTTAAACTTGTAAGCTGTTAATTTTATAGAAAGTTTATTAACATGGAATAGCATATCTGGATACCATTCATCGTTTGATAATAATGGTGAAATTACAGAAGGCGACCTAGTTGGGACTTCTACTTGCTTTGTCTCTTTTTTCTTTTTTTGGTGGTTTATGTTTTTTTGGTTTTCCAAGAAAACCAGTAACACCACCGCTTTTTTTACTAGACCGTATAGGATCAGCGCCTATATTACCATCAGTCAAAAATTGTCCTGCTGAACCCATATTATCAAAAAATATCATTGTAATTACCTCCTATAGACTAGCCAATCCTAAGGCAGCTCCAATATAAC